CAGCGTCTAAAATTTTTTTAAAAACTGTATTTTTCGTTATACAATGAAGTGTCCTTTTTTCTGCTGAAAAACTTTTTTGATTTTTTTTAAAAAACCTATTGACACATACACTATTGAGTGTTATTATAACAATGTCCTCGAAAGACGGGGACAAAAAACATACCGAGGAGGGCAGATTTTGAACCTGCTTGAAAATCTCTTTATAGGTATTACGGCTGGTTTATTTGTAGAAACAATTAAATTAGTCATAGAATACATAATAAAGAGATAATCCAAAAGGGTTTGCACCGTTTGCAGACGGTGCGGCTCTCCTCGAAAATATAATACTATAAATGGAGGTGAAAAGCAATAGGAAAAATAAAATATACAGAAGCAAGGCAACAAGCTAATGCACGTTATGACTCTAAAACTTATAAAAAAATAAACATAGCATTGAGAATTGAAGACGATGCGGAAATTATAAAAAGTTTAGAAGAAGCTAAAACGTGCGGTTTAACTAATAGAGAATGGTTAATCTCAATTTTTAAAGAGTCGAAATAATGGCTCTTTAAAAAATAATACACTCAATAGTGTATGCAAAGCCAAAAAACGAAAGGAAGTAATAAATATGAATACATTAATATTAAAATACGAAAGAAAAACCTTTTTCGGCAGTCGTGAATATACAGAAGACCGCAAAGACAACGCCACCGCCGAGGACGTAAAAAAGGCGTTTAACTATTTAAAAAAAGATAAAGATGCCGCAATAGAATTAAATAGAATAGTTGCTATGTGGGATACAACGCAAGATTTCGATAACGGTGTTGTAAGCGTTTATATATACCAAGCCGCCAATAATTGCGAACATCAATTAATGAGCATCGCAAAAGCCAAAAAATTAATAACCGATTTACTGCAATAAAAAAGCGGTCGTTTTGACCGCTCCGCCCTATCGGCTATTAATATCATTTTCTATTAAATCAATGATGTACTGATTTAATGATTTCCCCGCCAGTTCGGCGGCAGACTTATATTCTTCTTTTTTGCCCTTTGGCATTCTTAAAGAGAAAACATCAAGGCTCGCTAAATATTTAGCGTTACCCTTACGCTTTGCATCTGTACTCATGTAATCACCTCTTAGTATAAGTATAAATTAAGATTTTACATGATACCATGTACAAATTACACAAATTCATGATTTCATGTTTGTACAGCTTGCCTATTGAAATACATGACATCATGAACTATAATAAACTCATAAATCAAAAACGAAAGGAAGTAATAAATATGACAAATACAAAAGAACTTTTAACAATGCTTGACGGCAAGGACTTAGAAGAAGGTAGAGCAATACTTGAAGAAAATTACTTTTTTAATGACGCTGTAGGTCTTAAAAAAATGGGTAGGTTTTGGATTTGGTCGTACAGCTTTATTAATGAGTATGGCGACGAAATCGAATACAACGAGTGTGGCGACTTTGACAATGCCGACACTGTCGCAGATGAACCGAATTTTAACGTAGGCTATGCGGAATGGGGAAACAAAGAAGGTTACACGGTAGACGCATACGTAATAGCATAATCAAACGAAAGGGAGTAATAAATATGAAATACTTTACAAACATTGAAACAATAGCAGATTTAAAAAAAGAATATAGAAAATTAATCAAAGCGAACCACCCCGACAACGGCGGAGATACTTGGGTAATGGCTGACATCAACAACGAATATGAAAAGCTGTTTAACCTTCTTAAAGAAGGACACAACGCCAAAGCCGCACAGGATACCACCGGACACACTAAACCGATGACCGAAACACCGGAAATGTTTAGAGAGATTATAGAAAAGATAATAAACCTCGACGGTATCGAAATAGAGCTGTGCGGCTCTTGGATATGGGTATCCGGCAATACAAAGCAGTACAAAGACATCTTCAAGGCTTGTGGTTTCCGCTGGGCGTCTAAAAAATGTATGTGGTACTGGCGTTGTGAAGCCGATGCAGTACCGAGCAAAGGCAAAACTAAAACAATGGACCAGATAAGGGAAAAATACGGTTCTGATGTAATCAGCAAAGCAGAAACCAAAAAACTTACAGCATAATATCAACCGCCGCCCGTTCAGACGGCATAGGCTCACGACCTACGGCGGTTTTTAAATAAAAAATACATTTTACATTTATAGGAGGGTTTCAATATGAAAAATTATACAGTAGAAAAAAGAGCAACAACAAGGGAGTTAATCACATTTACAGAGCTTAACCGCAAAGGCGAAAAAATCGCTGTAGAGTTCACAAAAGGCACAAACGACGGTTCTAAACATTCTTTGCCTGTTATGTGGTACAAAAACGGCTTTATTGATAGGGTGTTGCCTACATACTGGAGCGTGGACGTATACGCAACAGATGACGGCGGCAGCGGTATTTGTCATAATAAATATGACCCGACAAGCAAACCTTCAGAAGACGGAAAACGTCAGGTTATAAACTTTGACTTTATGCTTGAAGCAACAGACGAAAACAAAGAACTTTTGTTAAATGAAATAGTTAAAAGAGCTTATATGTAAGAAAGGTGGTTTTATTATGAAAAAATTAGTAGTAGCATTTATGGCAGGCATGGCAACAACAGCACTTTTACCAACAATAACGGCGGCTGAACCTAAGCCGGCAACCTACACAACTAAAGCGGCGGTTTATTCCCGTAGCTTTAGCCCCGATACAGGCGATACAACAACCTTTATCACTCCGACGGGCGACCTTTTCACTTATGATATTTACCTTGAAGGCGATGCCGCTCACCTTCTCATCAGCGACAACGGAACGCCGGAAGATGCAAAAGACGATATAATTTTAGATGTACTTTATTAAAAAACAGTACAAAAAAACCACCCGCACGCATGGGTGGTTTTTTTGTGTCCTCCTTGGGGAGAGTACAACGCAATTAAATTTTACATAGCTTTTAATGAACGATTTACAATTATTATAATATCATTTCATTATACCGCGTCAATACTTTTTTAATAACTGGGGTGGTTGGACTCGAACCAACGTTGCAGGAGTCAAAGTCCTGTGCCTTACCACTTGGCCACACCCCATTAAGGAAAGCCGCCCGAAGGCGGCTTATGCTCTATGTGGACCCTTAAACCGATAATTTAACTTGTGAATTGGCTTCCGTTATTTCGTCCTCTATAACTCTCGGCACTGCGTAACAGTCTATAAACTCGTGTGCGTCTGCTATGTACTTGCGTTTTATGCTCTTGTATGTAGATACGGCTCCGTACTCTCTTTTTAACTGTCTGTATATGTCCGCAAATACAGAGTTTCGTATACTCTTGTTCCTGTATGCCGCACTGTCTTTACCGCCCAGAATGGTTACTACTTTTCTTTTAACGTGCTGTGTTATTTCTTCCATTTCACAGCCGTAAAGCGGTATATCATTTTCTAACTTGTCAATCTTTGTGTTTACTTCTTCTTTAAACTCGTGTACTTCCTGTGCAAGTTCTGTATAACCCTGTGCTAAAAGCTGTATCTGTCCGCCTACCGTATGCGGTATTCTATAACCGCCCGTCTTACGGATTGACGGAAGTACATCATGTGTTACCCACTTCTTAAACTCTTTTGCCTTTGGGAGTTTACTGTTGAATACTAAAGCATATACTCCAGACTCATTAATAAAATTGAGTTTTCCAACCGTATTTCCGTTTTGGGAATACGGTGTAGTTACTGTTCTTTTATCTTCTTCATCAACATGGTCTATTACTGCCTTGCTTGGGTTTGAATATTTTAAAGCTGCCGCAATATCTTTTCCGACAAACCAAACTTCATTGTCTATCTCTACTGTTCTTATTTCACCAAATTCTTCATTGTTAAAAATCATTATATCATTCATATTATATTCTACCTCTCTTTTCTAAATAAGTGTAAATTACAGCGTACATCTGTTTGATAAATCTTTCGTCCTCTTTACTTAATTTTCGTATAAAAGACATTAAAACGTATTCCATTTATAAAAAAACTCCCTTCTTTTTGGTGTTGAAAGAAGTCTCAATCTGCATTATAATATTTACAGAAAGAGATTTCTTTCGGGGTAAATAGCAATTACAATCTTTGGTCGGGGAGTAATTGCTATTTTTTTGTTACTTAATGTCAGATTTTAACTTCTTTATTCCCCGTCTTATGCCTTCCGCTTCTGTGATTTTTTCCTGTTTACAATAAACTTCCAAAATCTCTTTGCATTCGGCATCAAGTCTCACCTGTCTTGGTGTACTTTTAGGGTTTGAAGTCGGTCTGCCAATTTTTTTGTCAGCCACACTTTTTCACCTCACTTTTTGTAGCTCATAATTAATATATAATTACGTAGCTCAAAAGTCAAGAGTTTTTTATAAATTTCTTATATTTTTTTATTCCACCTCTAACTCAACATTTACTTTCAATACATTGTCACCAACTTCTAACTCGAATTTCATATTTTGCGGTCCTCCATGCTGTGCAGAACATTTAAACATTTCTAATATTCCGGCAGTTATTTTTTCGTTGTCAACAGGAGCTTCAAAGTCAAAATCTGACATTTTTTCGTTATCTATTTCCGTTTCTTCCAATAATTCCGGCTGTACGTCTTTCATCATTTCCATTGCCATTTCTGCCGCCATTCTTCTTATTTTTTCCATTTGATAACTCATGTCTTTTATTCCTCCTCTTTCTTAAAATGATACTCCATTAAATCCGCAATCATTAAATACTCTTTTCCCTTTTTGTTGTCCTTGTACGTTTCTTTTACCTTTTCTCTGAAATCGTCAAGTCCTCCGTAAAAACAACCGCACCTTACAGCTATACGGTCTTTTTCTCTAAAGAATGTTGTAGTTCTCCATATTTTTCCAAATCCTTTAATTGTTGTATAATCAGCGTCGCCTGATACCCCAGCGTCGCCGGATACCCAAGCGTCGCCGAGTTGAGACAAATTTTTTTCTTTCTCGATGTATCCGCCAACTTCTCCGGCTTTTACATCACTAAATTCAATTAAAGCACGTATTCTAAAAAGTTTTATTCCACAAAATATAATAGAATCAGTTGTTAATTCAAATTTTTTCATGTTCTCATCTCTCCTGAAATCTTTCCCTTAAATTCTTTACTCTCTCATCTAATCTTTGTAATACTAAGTTCACTTTTCATCTTATTCCTCCAAATACTTTTTTACTCTGCTGTATAACGTATTCCTGTGGGTGTGCAGCTGTACCGCTATGCTGTTCCACGGCTGACCTTTTATGTACCTAAGCACTATCGCCCTTCTTGCTAATATGTCCGGTACTTTCCTTATGCTGCTTTCTATTCTTCCGATACTCCGTTCTATGCGGTGTATCTTCTTTTGTATGTCTGTCATACTGCCTATTAGAGTGCCTATCTTGTCTGGGTCTCTGCTACCGCCGGAACTGCCTTCCGTACTTATTGCACTGCCTTCCCTCTTGCCCCTTAAAATCCTGTATTGCTCTTTCAGCCATGACAGTTCGTATTGTAAATCGTTGTACCGAAGTAAATCCTTCTTTCTAATCATTCAATACCTCCTCTTTGAAAAGTATTAAACCTTTGTTATACTGTTTCTTTTTATTGCTAAATCAGCTTTGGATACTGTAATCATGTATCCTTTGTCCGTCATCACAGTTATAAAGAAATCGTATATCCCTTCAACAACACCTTTATAACCTCTTATTACTGACTTTTGATTTTCGTCTTTCACCGATTTTAATTTTGCTATAACCTTGTCACCCACTGCGACACCGTAATTACGATGTCGCATATCTTCTACTAAAATCGGCTGACCTATAATCTCTCTTACCGGTTCTCTGCCTTCGCTGAAAGAATATTGATGCTTTTTCATATACTTGCTTACCGTCTCCGGTGCATACCCTGTAGCAGTGGCAATCTCAAACCTGCTGTAGCCTTTTTTGTATAACTTCACCATTTCTTGAACTGCCGTTTTTGGCACTGGATTTTTCATTCTTCCACCTCTTTAAAATTGCCATCAACCAAACAATAAAACATATCTTCTTTTATTCTTTCACCGTCAACATATTCGGTTTTTACGCAAACAGGCTTAAATTCGTCATCATATTCAGCAAGCGTTATCCAGCTTCCTTTCTTCGCCTTTGCCATGGAATTACTTCCTATTGCCGCTATTACTGTGTTCTCTCCTGTTGAATTTATTTTGGCATAGTAGCCCGAACTGCCGATTTGGGCATTGTAGCCCGAACTGCCGATATTGGCATAGTTGCCCGAACTGCCGATTTGGGCATTGTCTGTAATTTTTGTTTTTTCGTTTATGAAATCAATGCACGCTTTTATAAATCCTTTTAATCCGAGTTTTGCACCAATATATAATTTATTCGTAGCTGATTTATCTCCTTCGTGGTAAACTTTGCCAAGGGCTTCAACTTCCGCAAATTCAGATATTCTTCCCTTACTATCAACAAGTGGATAGTAATTTAAAACATCAAGCGGATTTTCGCAATAATGCATTACACCCTTATCACAAATTCTATCCCCCGATTCTTCATATGTTGTATTTTCTTCGTACTGTTTGCCTTTGCAAGTAAAATCACTGTTAAATGCCTTGTATCCTTTTTCTCCCATTTTTTTACTCCTCTCCCCAAATCAAAACTACCGTTTCCGGCTTCATCGAATATTCTTTTGTTGCTGAAATATTGATAATCTGGCTATCGTCAACCCATGCTAAACCGTTTAATCCGTCAAGAACGGCTTTTATATAGTTGTCCAAATCAGGCTTAACCGTGGGTTTCACCTTGCCTGTCAATTTTGCCGTTTTAACTGCCTTAGAACCGCTTTTTTGTATGCTCCTGTAGAATGTTATATCTACCATTACCGCACCTGTCAGTGGCTCTCTGTAGCCGTTTTTACGCCATTCTTGCTTTATATGTTCCTCATACTCTTTCGTTTTCTTCGGCGTGTATGTTCCGTATCGGCTTAGCTTCGGTCTGCCCTTTGCCACAGGTTCACCCGGTATAATAAATTTTCTGGCAAAATTAAACATTTCTGTGTGCCTTCTTTCTGCTCTTGTAGCCGTTCTGCTTTTCAATCTCCGCTACCCTGTTTCTTGTGTTCTTTAAATCCTCTGCTATTGCGTCTACGGCTGCTGATGTGGCTTTTAACATTTTTGTGTTCTTTGCCCCTCTCACAACCTCGTTGTACAGCTTTGAATCATGGTCTGCCGTTCTTCTCTCAAGCTCGCTTATTCTTTCGCTGTGCTTATGCAGCATAAAACATACACATAACGCCCATACACACATCATTGAAATCTTAAATAACATCATTTCTTTTCTGCTCCCTTCAAAATCTTCTCGCCCAACTTCAAATTGCACTCGTTACGCAATATCTCAAGCTGTTCTTGCCAAGTTGTAAAGCCCTTGCCTATGCAGTCGCATTTGAGGTTAAATCTATTTTTAAACTGCTTGACTCTCTTTTCACCGAATCCGAACTCGTCATGCAATGTCAGTATTGCAATTATTGCTACGGCATCTACACTGTCGGCAGTAATCGCATTAACCAGCTCTTTGTACTCCTCGTCACTCATTGCCACTGACACTTTGCTTATGTTCCTGAACCTTACTTCTTCCTCAAGTCCTTCTATGCCTTTCTCTCTTGCTATTTTCAAAGCGTAACCCATACCGTCACGCCTTGCTTGCTCTATCTCTGACCACTTAGCTTTACTCATATTCTCGCCCTCTATTTTTTCAGTCTGTAATTTCTGCCGTCCTCGATTTTTAACACATTTCGATTATGTGTTGAATTGTCCTTCGTCATCTCATAAATACGGCTTCCCAACGCTTCGTCAAACTCTATGATATTATCAATACTTTGTTCCGTTGAGATTATCGTTATCAGATTTTTGTTGTTGTACCTGTAGTTTAATATCTCAAATGCCGTCATTATGTCACTTTGTGTTGGTCTCTGTGCCGAGCTTTTCGGCATCTTGAAAAAATCATCTATGTACAGCACTTTGCAAGTCTGATAAGGACTGATTAAGCGACTGTAAACTTCGTCATCATTCTTGTTAGCCTTCAAACGTATTACTTCACTCGCCCAAACCATATACCGAACATCAAGGCCCTGGTCCATAAGCTCTTTGACTATTGCCGTGCAGATATGAGTCTTTCCGCAGCCACTTTGACCGCCCACATAGAACCAGCCTACAGGGTTTTCCGCAAACTCAATCGCATGAGCTTTTAAACGCTTCTGCCACTGCTCTGTAGCGTTAAACGTATCAAAAGTGCATTTGGCTATAATATCGCTTAATCCGCAGTTTGACATTCTCTGCTCATTCTGAGCTTTTATATAACACTCACACGGTACAGTGCAGTCATACAGCATACCAAAGTGTTCTACCTGCTTCATTATCCAGCCTTTGCCGTTGCACTTTGGACACGTTCCGGACCCTTTGGTCTCGTTGAATAAATCAGCGTTAGTACGCTTCGTCAGCTGTACTTCGTGCTTTGTATCCGTTGTCACTGCCTGTAACAGGCGTGCAATCCCTGTAGTATCCTCCATGGTTATCCCCTCGCTTACCTCTGTCCTGCTCTTTGTTTAACCAGTTGACTATAAAAGCCTTTATCCCTCGCTTAGTCTTTCGCTTAGTGGGATTGGCTTCACACCACGCTGTCATTTTCCGCAGTTCCTGTAGAACATCTACAGCCGGATACAGTTTTTTCCATTCGTCAACCTCTGCCTGTGTGATTTTCGCTTTGCTTTTGTCATTCAAAACGATTTCCGCAACTGTCGGGCTTGTCGGCTCAGGAGTCGGAATTTCTTCCGGCTCTGAGCTAACGTCTTTTAATACATTTACATTTACATTATCATTTACATTATCATTTACATTTACATTAGGTTCTTCTTTTTCGCTCTTTGGTTCTGTTTTGGTTTCTGTTTGGTTTCTGTTTGGTTTACTTTTGGTTACGGTTTGGCTATCGTTTGGTTCTGCTTTGGTTCTTCCACCCTTTTTACCGTTCTCATATTTTTTATTGTTTGCGTCAATCTGCGGACGCATAAGCATAAACATAGCGATTGAAACAGAATTGTATTCTTCTTGGTTAGGTTCTGTTCCATTAAAAGCATAATCAAAAACCAAATGGTATATTTCTGCTTGTATTTCTTTTGACTGTGTTTCTATTGCGTCTACGAATGATTTATAAAATACTGTAGTGTCTCTCATATTTTTCCCTCTTATTGTTAGAACGGTAAATCGTCATCATCATTTTCGTTGCTTGCTTCAACAAATGTTATGCTCGGTGCAAGCTGCTTAAATTCGGGTATCTCGAAGTCACCGTTCTTGATTGCTTCAGTATCTCTTATACTTGCTACATAAAGCTTTTTTCCGATACCTCCGTCCTGCTTTTTATATTCTTTCTCGCCTAACACAAGACCTATGTATTTACCTTTTAATGTGGTTTCGTCATCGTTGAATATATAATTCGGATTGCTTCTTTCTATAGCCGTCATACAACCCTTAAAGAACGGTAAAGCCTTTTCTTTGTAACTCTTGATAAAAGTACCGCTCCAATTACCAAAATGGTCGTACAACTCTCTGAAATGGTCTTTGAAATCTCCTAACGCTATGTCATAGCTGAATTTTAAGTATTCTTTTTCCGGTACATCTTCAACCTTTACTATCCTGCATACATAACCGCCCGGTTCTAACCTCTTGTATTCCTTTACGTCCTCGGCATCTCTCCAAGCTACATTTTTCATTTATTTAGCCTCCTTCTCTTTCTTCTGTATCTCCTTGCGTTTAGCAAGCCCGTAGTATTCTCTTATGACGTTATCGACCATTGCTAAGTCATTATCAACTTCAACGGTATTAAACATCTCCATAGGCGTTTTACAAGGCGTAAAACCGTCTGACTGTGTATCAAACCAATGTTTCTTTCCGTCTGTCTTTGCCATTAAACATATTGAGAACAGACCTTCAAGCGTAATCTGATTATCTAACATCTGTCCGACCGTCTTTGCCTTTACCTTGCCTGTGTTGTTATTCGTCTCAACATGGTGAAGAAGGTACACGATACAGTCATCAGGCGTAAAATCTCTTACGGTATCTATTACCTGTTTAAAATGAATAGCTATGTCCGTAAACTTACCATATCCAACTTCTTTTGCCTTGTCGAATAACTCAAACGCCATGAGATACTGACTGTCATCTATAACATAGCAATTACAGCTATCCTTACTTATAATGGCTCTTATCTTATTTGTATCCCTTGTGTTAATAGACATGAGTTTTTTTTTGAATGGCAAAGGCTTGCTTGCCACGTTTATTACAAATACTTCGTCCTCTGCAAAGTTTCTTAAAGAAGTGCTTTTCCCACTTCCGCTTTCACCTAAAATCAATACTGGAATACCCATTTAAATTACCTCTCTTTATCCAAATAATTTTTCAAATATGAAATTGCCTGTTTGTAGTTGCTTTCCAGCGTTTCCGGCAGATATGCCGATAACTTTTCAAAATCGTTTAAAATTTCAATACACTTTTCAACGGTCAATATCTCTTTACCGCAGTGTGGGCAAAACTTGGCGTTTCTGATTTCTATTTTTTCACCGCAGTATTCGCAAACCGGGAGCTTTGTATAGCTCCCTTTTGAAATCTTTCTTGGTATTTTAAGTTCTTTTAAAACATCATATAACTCAGCTTTGCTTATTCCAAATTCATTGCGAATATCAGCGTTGTAACGTCCTGCCAAATACTGTCTTGCAACAGCTTCTTTCTTTTCTTTTAACATTTCATATCCCCCCTAATAGCTTTATACCGTTTCCACTTTATAGCTCGTTGTCTTTTCTGCCGTTACTCCGTCTACTATCTCACCGAACAAACATACACTGCCTGTTTCCGTTACCTGTGCCATTTTCTTAAACTCAACCTTGTTAAGGCTTTCCTCTGTCTTTACCTTTACAAGCTCCGGTGCAATATCTTTAATCTTGCTTATAAGCTCTTTCTCGTCACCGTAATCATATGTAGTAGTTGTTCTCTTGCTTACCTTGCCCCATGGTGTGTTTACCTTTGCTTTCGGGTTCTCTGCAAGCTCCTGCTGATACTTGTTCTTTATCTGTGTTTCTATAAAACTGATACGGCTTTTTAACGGCTCTGTGTAGGTTTCTTCCCACTGGTTTATTCTCTTTCGCTCGTTCACTGCCGTTTTCTGCTTTTCTTCCAAATCGTCTTTAAGGTCCATAAGCTCCTTAAACATGGCTACATACTCGTTGTCGTCCTCTGCTTTAAAGGCTCTTAAACTTTTTTCGTTCTCAGTCATGGTGTATTACCTCCGCTGCTTCTGCTTCTTTTCCTGTTACGTCCTCTGTTTCAATTCCGGCAATGCGAAGAAGTCTGTCTTTTACATCATCATCGACAAATTCGCCGTAGATTGCTATAAGTTCCTCCCTTAATATGTCAAGTCTTGTCATTTCCTTAAGCAATATGCTGTATTCATGAACCGATATTGTTATTGCTTTCTGTTCTTCCATTACTTCATTCCTCCTAATCTGTCTATTGACGGGTTCGCTATTAACTCACTTAAAAACATCTTGTTGCTTTTGCAAAGCGGCATCTTAACACCGTCAGACCATACCCTGATACAAGCGTTTTCACCATAGCGTTTAAACATCTGCTTTATATCCTTTGGGTTGTCTGTTTCCGTTGTCTCAATAACCACTTCGCCATTAAAAGCCTTGGCGGTATATGTCACTCAATCACTCCCCAACTGCTTTTACTCTCTGCCATAAAACTGCTTTTTTCTGCCGCTGTTCTTTCTTTATGTGCCGTTGTACTCTTTGTAGCTTTTCTTCTTAATGCCTTCATTCTGTAATACTGGCTTTTAAAATAGAAATAGAACGTCGCTACAACCGCAGTCATTAAGGCTACATCGTAATAGTCAATCTTTACCATTGTTTTTCTCTCCTTTTATTTAAAATTTTTATTGACCGTTATATGAGATTTGTTTATACTTAAATTGTAAAGTTTTTCATATTCCCTTTACTTTATTCTCTTTAGGTATAAACTACTTTGAGATTTGCCCCGTCCCAACGGGGCATTTTTCATTTCATCATTAATATCTGTTTTAACATTTCTGTGTTTTCTTTTATCGCTCTTACAAGCTCGTCCGAGTGTGCCTCCGGCGGTGTAAACCCCGGTAATATAATTCCTAACTGCTTAAACAGCTTGTAAGGCGTAATTATGTAATCGTCTTTTACACCTTTCCCACGGCTCTTTATTACTCCGCCTAAATCCCATGTACCGTCTGCCATAAGTACACGTATTTTTTGCTTGCTTATACCTGTCAGCTTTTCAATCTCTACAGGATTGTAAAACATCTTGCTTTCCATTTAGCTCACCCTGTCCTTTTCCAACTCTATTCTTGCTTTAAGCGTCTCTACTGTGTTTCTTGCCAATATAAAGCTTTGTCGGTCGTTGTTGGCTATGAACTTTATTAATGTTATAAGCTCTTTTACTTCGTTTCTTCTGCTGTCCTTCATTGTTTCACCTTCTTTATCAGCTTGCTAAATTTATTGTATCGGATTTACGGTGTAACGACTCACAGAGAGAACTGTTGATTAATTAAACTCCGCCAAGCCTGCAATGTATTACGGGTAAATAAATTTGGTAATTAACCGTTGGAGCGATACCTCCAATGGTTTTTTATTTGTCCATAAAATCCATTGGGTTGACTTTTAAAGTTTTACAAATCTTTAACAGCTCGTCTGCTCTTAAATCCCTGTTCCTGTAGTTTTCGGCGAAACAGGAATATATAATGCTGTATGGTATTTCTGTTCTTCGGGATAATTTTGTAAGCGGTATCTCTCTTTCTTTTATGTAGTCGGCTATATTCTGAGTTACACTCACTTTCTTCTCCCTCCGAATTATTTTATTTTTTCTAAAATCAATGCAACGAATAAGAAAATAAAAAAAATGTTTATAAATAAGCAAGTATAAACCCAAATTTTGGCATCATAAATCATACTTTCTATGTTAGATATTCCTCTGCTTACATTGTTTTTACAATAATACATTTTTTCTGTTTCAGTCATATCGCTATATAATTTCATTTCTCAATCACTTCCTTTGTGATATACTTTCTAAAAAGGAGTTGATACCATGGAATTTATAAATATACAAATTCTTACTTATATTTACAAAAAGGAACACACCTTTAAAGAAATTCAAAATAAATTCAATCTTGAAACCGAAGCATTAAATCAATTACTCGCATATCCCGAAATGAAGGGTATGTATTCTGCAAGTACAACTGATTATCGGACCGCAAAGTATAAAACCACATTCAGCGGTCAAACTATTGCCGTTTCGGAAATCCGTCGCAGACGTGAAGTTATTTTTACAAGAATACTCTCTGTAATTTCCTTAATAACTTCTGTTATTGCCATATGGATTTCTAAATAGTCAGCCTTTAGTAAGTGTTAAAATCCATATATAACAGCCTAATGTAGTACAACAATTTAAAATCAATGCAATTTTCATTAATTTTATAAACATTAATGTTCTTATATGGCAATTCATAAGGCTCATAAAAGCTTCCTCATTCCATTTGTGCATTTCTTCTGCCGTTGGTTTTTTTTCCATTCCTTTTCCCTCCCTTCTGTTTTCTATGATTACATTATAGTTAGCTTTGATAAAATTGTCAACACTTTATTTATATTTTTGTTATCATTGATAACTTTTTCTATTGACTTTTATAATATACAGCTATATAATGTAATCAGGGGTTAAAAATAAGGAAGGCGGTGATGACTGTTGAACGAACGTATTAAAGAAGTAAGAAAATCTCTTGGTCTTACTTTGGAGAAGTTCGGAAAGTCACTTGGAGTAACAAAAGTTGCTATTTCTAATATAGAAAATGGGAACCGAGGAGTAACTGAGCAAATGTTTCTTTCCGTCTGCCGAGTCTATAATGTAAATGAAGATTGGCTGCGGAACGGTACGGGAGAAATGTTTAACAAGCCGTCTGATGAAGTCGGGTATTATGCAGAGTTCCTTCTGGAACAAGATAATATGGACTCTGGTTTGCGGTTACTGATTATTGACATGATAAAAGCCTATGTTGACCTGGACGATATTTCAAAAGAAGTCTTTATGCGGTATGTCAATAATCTAAAAGACAATATCATTGCAAGGCAGTCACAGAAAAAAGAGACATAAAAAAAGAGAGGATTAATCCTCTCAAAAGATTATATCCTCTCTCTTTTTTCCAAGTACCTTATAATGATACTTCGCAACTGACGTATTATATAATAATCATCAGACGGCGACAGCTCCTCAATCAGGAGTTTAAGGGACAATGTTTCGGCATTTGATTTTGGCTTAGTGTTGTTAGTGTTAGTCATAGGGTTCCTCCTTCATAAAGAACTGTGGTTAATGTTATGACCTAATTATACAACAAAATTTGTGAAAGCTTTTTCCTAAATTTTGTCAAAACATGGCTGTTATTGCCGAAACTGCATTAAATTTTTTTAATCTTTTGGGGAGATGATGCAAAATTGCTGAATAAATTTGAATTGAACGGTCGAATACGTAAAATGTTGTTGTCTAAACAAGGAGAGTATAATCTGACTAATCAACAAATGGCAGATATTTTGCATATCACCCCTCGTACATACAGTAATATTTTATCGGATAAAACACATGAAATACGAATTTCGGTTGTTTACTATGCCGTTAAGTATTTCAATGTAAATGTTTATGAATTAATAAAGGAATAAAAAAATCCGCCCATTATGTGCGGATATGGACGGATAAGGAAAATGTAACCCATACTCACAAGTTCCCTTCTTTATAATACAACATTTGTTTAAGGAAGGGAATGGTCATGTGAAATTTAAAGCAAAAAATATATTTATTGTGATATTTATAATAGCATTAGTATCCGGCAATATTTATCAGGCAAGTGAATTAACTAATTTAAACTCAAAATACACTGCTTTAAAAGACGAAAACAAAGATTATAAAAGCAAAAACAAAGACCTTAAAGATAAAAATACAAGTTTAGCGGCTCAAGTCGAAGTTTTAAACAATGATGTTAAGCGGTATAAGAATGACTCTGTTAAATATCAATCTTATGCCGATGAATACAATTTTTATGAAAATAGTGCTTGTGTAGTTTCAGCTGTTGCAGGTGAAAAATATCACCGTTATTCTTGTCAGTACGTTGATAATTTTACAGAAATTTATATTCTTAATGTTGAATATGCCGAATACCTTGGCTATGAACCGTGTTCTGTTTGCAATCCGCCAGAACCGGAAAACTGAATAAAAAAATCCCCGAAGGTTTACCAGACCTCCGGGGGTAGACAATCAGGAGCAACTAAGTTACCGTAGTTCCATAGTTACCGCTATGACCGTCAACAACACTACCATTATTATATACGGCGCGGCAACTTTTGTCAATCAGAAAGGAGTATTCTAATATGAAGTTACCGAATAATTACGGCAGTGTTTATAAGTTGTCGGGCAAACGTCGCAACCCATTTGCCGCAAGAATTACAACAGGCTATAACCATAAAGGTTATGCCGTATACAAATTCATAGGTTATTATCCCACAAAGAAGAAAGCATTGGAAGCTTTAGCAGAATATAATCGTAATCCTTATGATTTAGCTAATGTAAAATCAACCTTAGCCGACATCTGGGAGATATTCAAACAGCGTAAGTTTTCGTCAATTTCAGATAGCGGTAAAAAAATCTATAATGCCGCCTATAAGCATTTGTCACCTTTGCACGATATTTCTGTTAAGGATATAAAAACATATCAAATACAGTCACTTATTGACTCTGTAGACCGTGGCTGGCAGACTAAAAGCCATATCCAGACACTTTTGCATCAGCTTTTTGATATTGCCATTGAGCTTGATATAGTAGGCAAGAATTATGCCGAGTTTGTCAAACTGCCCGAAAAGGAAAAATCAAATATTCACAAGCCTTTTTCCGAAGATGAAATACGTACCCTTTTCAATAACGTGTTTTCTTACGAATGGGCTGATACGGTTTTACTGTTAATCTATACAGGTATGCGACCTTCCGAACTGCTTAATATCAAAATATCAGATGTCCACTTAGAAGAAAAATATATGGTCGGCGGTTTAAAGACCAAAGCCGGAAAGAACCGTGTTATTCCTATCAGTGATAAAGTCCTTCCATTCGTCAAAAAGAGATATAACCCCGACAATACGTTCCTTATAGAATATAACAATAAGCCTGTCAGCTATAACGCTTTCAACAATAACTTTAAACAGCTTATGTCTGACTTGAATATGGAACACCTTCCGCATGACGGCAGACATACCTTTGCAAGCATGGCAAATACGGCAGGTGTAAACACCGTTTCCGTTAAGTTAATCATGGGACATTCTTCACAAGACATAACAGAAAGCGTTTATACCCACAAAGCTGTAAAAGAGCTTTTAACCGCCGTAAACGCCATTTAATTTGTCACTTATTTGTTACTTATTGTCCTTGTTTTTGCACGTTTCTCCATGTCTTTGAAACACTGAAACCATTGATTTTGCGTGGTTTTAGTGTTTCAAAGACATGGTATTGTTTAATTAATTATTAATTCCATGCAAACAAAGTAATACCCCAAACCATTGAAAATTCAACAATCTGGGATATTTACAACTCTTATTTGTCACTTATTTGTTACTTACTGTTAAACCGCACCGTAAACTTATAAGGCCTTTTAAGGTCTTATTTTTTTGTAACATACTCTCTATATAGTGAAGTTTTACAATTCTTTGCGTCTTCATCATAGTACCATGCTTTGGCCATATCAAGCCAAAAATTAAGGTTTCCCACAAGGTTATATTTATCCGCTACTTCTCCGTAGTCGGAATACAACATATTCATCACAGCATAAAATTCATACTCCGGTATCTCTGTTAAACCTTCCCTTATCCTTAATTTGTTTGTCATATCTAAGGGCCAGTGTTCGCCTTTTGTACCGTCTGAATTTTCCATGCCGGATACCCATTTAAAGGCCGTGTCTCTTGTTATGCAATCTGACATTATTTCTTTTGACATATGTTCTTTTGGCATATCAGCTTCCATACACATAAGATTTTTCTTTGCCGCTGTCAAATAGAAAAGGCCTTTGGCATCGTCAAGACACATATACTTTTTGCTTTTCTCAAGAATTTCGTTTATCTCTTTGTTGATATGTTCAAATCCCATAACACATCACTCCTTTGTAACTCTTAAAGCTGTGTTTGATACATCTACAGCAACACCGTTGTTTAATACAGTGATTGTAGAAGGCAATTCACTTCTTAATACTCTTATCATTGCCGTTATGGTGGCAGTATTAATCTCTGTGCTTGCCGTTGTTATAGTCTGGCTTGCTACTGCTCCGTTTATTGTTGTACCGTTTTTCTGTATGGCAAAAGCCGCCGCTCCTGCCGCTCCTGTATATGTAATATTAAAATCCACCTGATAGTATCCACACTCTTTAAGTGTTACTGCGTTAGATGTACCGTTGCAAGCACAACCGTATCTTCTTACTATATTTCCAAGTGGTATGTTTGCATTTGCCGGTACTGCCGTTGCTGTAGAATTTACCATGTATATATTATCGTGTGTCATTTTAATTATCTCCCTTCAAACAAAAAGGGCGGATAAACCGCCCTTAAGACATTGCCAACATGGCGATTAGATATTGCCGCAACAACCGTTACCCATTGTCATAAATGGCATTGGTGCCGAATAAACGCTTGATGTAGGGTATCTTACTACTCCGCACATTGCGTTATTAAGCTGTAACTGGTTAATCTGTGCCTGTAATGCTTCAATCTTGTTCTGCTGTAACATGTTTCTGGTCTGTTCGCCTTCTGCGTGGATAGCTGCCTGTGTTGCTGCTGAATAATTAGCCATATCAAATCTGACAGAGTCGATATTTCTGTTTATTTCACAGCAGCACTTTGACTGCTCGGCAAAACCTGCGTTTGCTGCTGTCTGCAAATCTCTCAGCTCGCCCAAAATGTTATAGTTTCCGTCTTTAATAGCAGCGGAAGTATCATATACACCCTGTCTAACACTTGCTACAGTCTCATTATTCTGTCTTTCCAATGCCGCAAAGTCTGTTGCTCTCTGTACATCACCTACAGTAGCGTTTCTTTCGCCGTTTCTGCCGCCTAAAAAACCGTTACCGCCAAAGCCAAAGAGTGCAAGAATGGCAAAAAGCCATAATCCTTCACCGCCAAAACCACAACTTGATGTTGGTACATATGTTGTATCCATAGTTCTCCCTACCTTTCATTGTGGGAAATGCATTTCCTTTTTGTTATTTCAGCTGATTTAATATATCATCAGGGTTTACTCCCTGCTGATTGCATAATTTATAAAAAGCATCTTTCAAATTTCCGCCACTTGCGTTTACAACACTTGCCAACATCGGATTTTGTCGACACAAGTTTTGTAACATTGCCTGTGGATTCCTTAAATTCTGATACATATTCATCATGTTTCTTATCTGTTCAATTCCGTTATCGGTATGCTTCATTAATGGGTTCATTTTTCCACTTCCTCACTGTGCATAACACCGTTAATGCTGTTGACAAATGCATTAAATTCTTCTCTTGTTACATACTCGGTTTTAGCTTTTGTCTCTGTGCTGTCTATCTTTTCAAACCTGTATGCTTCTGTTGTAGTTAGTCCCATATTATCGGCAACTCTTAGTACAAATATTGGGTCATTTGTAAGCATTATCCACTTCTTTTGCCCAGGCATAACCTGTACGTGTTCGGCTTCTTCCATGGTATTAACTCTTATCCAGTCAATATTTGCAGTCGGCTGTACAGGCTGTTGCTGTTGTGGCTGATAGCCGTATCGCTGTTGCGGATAATAAGGCTGATTGTCAAAGTAGTTATACATTTGTATCACCTCATTTCGTAATTATTGTAACAAAAAAAGACCTATTCAAAATACAGTGTTTGTACTTGAATAGGTCACTTTTTATAGCCTTATTTCGTTGTCTTTCGGTAGGGTTTTGGAGTATTGCTGTACTTCTTTATATTTTTGTTTTAAAACCTTTATGGTCTCTTTTACCTTTGTTTCACAGCAGTTTAACTTCATTGCTATTCCTACTATGGTTTCTCCCTTAATCCTCAATTTTAGTACATTGCACTCAAAGTCATTGAGCATTGCAAGGTCTATAAACTCCTCATAATAAATCTTGTTGAAGTGTTGTTTGACGGTCATTTATATCACTCCTTATTTTTTCTTATATTTTGCGTTCCATAAATATTCAGCCTGTGATTTTGTTAAACCTAACTGCTTTTGCATATCTGTCAGTTTTTCTGTCTTCTTATACTCATGTCCTTTATCAGCTGATGTTGTATTCATTATTTTCAATGCTGAATTAGCTATATCTAAGGGATATCCTTTTTGTTTAACTGTATTATAAAATGACTGTCCACTTTCGCTGAGTTTACTTACTTCATAATCATTCTGAGAACCACTATAATTAAAGTCTATATCGTCACCTATGATTTGGACATCACTTATATAATTATTCTCTAATGCTTTCTTTTGACTTGCTGATATTTCAAGGCTGTTTATATAATCAGCCGCCTTCACCTTTTGTTCATGCTGTGATAAGCCGTTATTTTTCGCCTGTGAGATTGTCTTATTAATATTATATTTATAAACAGCAGCATCTTGTACCGAAACACCTGCATTGACCATATTATCAAATTTAGCGTCACCTGTGTTTTCGTATTCTGAATTTATGGCTTTCTTGGATTTTATATTGTAATATTCAATAATACTATCTCTAACTTTGTTTTTATCATCTTGACTCAAAGAATTGTAACTTTTATTTTTATCAAGTTGTTTCAGCGTATTGTTTACAGTTCGTTGCATTTTAGGGATTTCTTCCAGTGTTTTCTTAGCTATAGCAGCCATTTCCGTTCTGCCTTCTTTTAGTTTTGCGTCCTTATCCTTGTATGCACCTTTACTGTTTAGTATATCTTGTTCAGCTGTACGTATATCTTTAATCAGTCCGGACGCATAATTATATGAAGTTTCGGCAAAGTTTTTCCCTGTTTTTTCCGCTTTAGACGATACTTTTCCGCTGTATACGTCTGTTGCCACTTCTTCTTTTGTTTTGTCTATAGCGTCATACAACTCATCAGTATACTTGTTATTATATACAGGGTCTGCAATAAACCTTTGTCTGTATGGGTCAACACCTGCATTATACAGGGTATTTTTTAATGTTTCTTGCCAGTCTTTACCTTGATTTTTAGGTGATGTAAGGGCTTTTGTTTCGCTTCCTACAATACCTAACTGTCCAAGCAAATAGTCTGTCTGCTGTGGGGATTTTAAGGCGTTTGTAAGCGTCATGTTTGGTAAAGGTATGTTATTGGCAACATTAGCGATTGCCCTTGCCGCACCGCTTGTCTTAGCGTCATACTGGTATTGTGGTGGGACGTTGCCATTAACGAACGTCGGGCTTACGATATTTCGTCCCGCAAAGTCTTTATTGTTTTCCAACTCCGATAAAATACTTGTCGGTAAATTTTCCGAAAATGGATTTGACGGCAATAAATTTGTTTTTATGACATTCCCAAAGTCCTTATATGCTGTTTCACTGTTGCCTGTTTCGATATATTTCATTGTACGGTCGGCAAGTGAGCAAAACAAAGCTCCGTATGCCTCAGCTTTTGGTATTTTTATAAATGTTTTTGCGTGTCCTGTTTTTTTGTCAATATCAAATGGGTTTCCAAAACATACATATCTATCTTTAGTTGTTTGGTCTAATTCCTGATAGTAAGGATTATCTTTTCCGAAGAAATTAGCCATTAACTGCATTATAGTAAGTCCTGCCACACCTCTTAAAACCGTCTGAATAGGGTGTGTTTTAAACTGCCTTGCCGTTTTATCCAAACCCTGAACGCCTGCATTTAAATATAAAGTGCCTGAATCAGCTACATATGTAGCTGGTGCATTTCTTGAGAAATTAACTGTTACATCTGCCGCCGCAAGTGACGATTTTCTTCTGCCACTCGGCGTATCTCCATAAATTTGTTTGCCGTTGAGATACTCAGCATATCTTGTAGCCTCCTCGGTTACTCCATTAAGTTTGTTTATACCTCTTACAGGAGTTGCGGCTATATATTTAAACTTTCCCCAAAGGGATTTCTCGTTAAATGGCGTTTTGACCTTCATAGCATCGGTCATACCGTCTTTTGCGTTATAAAAACCGCTCCTGTTGTTGCCCATTGCGTGGTATTCTCCCAGAGTAGCGTTATTCGGGTCAGCAAGACACGTAGCAAATGCTTTAAATAGGTTACTGGTTGCCTGAATAGGATTTTTGGCGATAGTATTCATGTAGTATGTTTGCCAGTCACGCATTACGTTTGCCAACGCAAATACAGGGTTTGAGCCTGTTATACTTGCTTTTAAAGGTGATGTAGTCTTTCGCATACCTACTATGACACTTTTAAGTAATTCATTTTCTATGCCTGTAGCGTTATCCAATAAACGCATAGCTGAAAATACATCTTTGCTTATTCGTAACGTGTGTTTTTCTCCGTTTTTATAATAGCTCAATGAGAAGTTGCCGTCTCCCAGTTCTTTGAGTGTATCATTTGCTCCTTCATCAAAAAGAGTTTTATAGCTTTCTAAGGTTTCTTTTGTTACTTCACCTTTTACCACTCCCATTTTTGCCATTTCCTCCGGATACTGTTCTATCGTATCACCTATGGCTTTGTATAGGTCGTTTTTCCTTACTGCCTTTACGGCTTGATTAATTTTTATAGGAAAGCTTTCTTCAAACGGCAATACTTCCGCTATCGAACCCTTTGCTTTGCCTACTGCGTTAGGTGTATGTACTTTTTTACCTGCTATACCACCCAAAGCATTACTTTTGTCAACTCTGAATGTTGGTATATAGTCAGGATACATTTTTTGAAAATTATCAAACTGTTCTTGTGTTAATAACCCTGTGTCTACATACCACTTTTGGCCAAACTCTTTCCAGTAATTCTGCAAATCGGTTTTATACTTTTTAAAATCAGGATTATACTTTTCTAAGTCTGCAACTATCTGTCGGCTTTCATCAGCTGTATGTGATGTTACAGGCTTATTCTGGGCTTGTCTTGCTATGTTATGACTTTCTTGCAGATATGTATTAAACTTACCTCTTACTTCTTTAGGTACATTTCTTACCAGGCTTTCAAATGATGTGTCGCTTACCTTTTCGCCTGTTGAGTCATATAACGCCTTTTCCAGTATTGTATCTGTTGTACCGCCTGCTTGTCTTACAAGCTGTGTAAACTCATTTATTTCAGGTGTTTCTTCTATATTTGCACCATTTTTGTTTGCTTTCTTTATTATTTTATTTATCTTGCTATCCATTCTTTCCAAAGGTGCTTGCCCCGAAACTGTTGTTTGGTATGCTTTTCTCGCTTTCTGTAAAATTTTGTTGCCTTCTGTAGTCAAAGTCATATCTGCAAAGCCTAAATTATTAGGGTTGCTTACATCTTTAATTTGTTTAGTCGGCGGCGTACTTTTCATGCCATTTTCAATTCCTTCAATGCCTTTTACTGCACTTTCAGGTATCTCCATTTGTGGTTCTGTTGCTTTCGCTTCCGCCGCCCCGACCGTACCCTTGCCGTAGGTGGGCAATTCTCCCGGTGTTGTATTCCTTTCGGCATTAATTTTAGCCCACGCCTTATTTATTTTACCGCCTAAAGTTTTACCACCTACTAAGGACTGTTTACCATCATATAAAGGATATGGTTCGTTTGCTGTCGGTTCATTCTCTGGCGGTCGATTATTAATTTTATTAATTATATTTCTTCGCAAAAATTCTTCATTTGTTCCTTTTGCCGCTGTATAGTCAGGTGTTCTGTCACTCCTTAATAATTGTCTGCCGTTATATATAGGATAATGTCCGCTTGGTTCTTTAATGCCTTCGTATGGCACATCAAACAATGTTACTTGTCCCTTACCGTCCGAATAGTATTTTATTGTGCTTCTTGGGTCGGTATCAGCTGCTATCGGCTCTGTCGGATTAACAAAACCTTCACCTAAATTGTTAGGCAAGCCATATTCTGTTGCCATTCTTGCCCTGTTTGCATAAAGGTTTCTTGCCGCTTGTCTTTCAGACTCTATCTTGTTATTAAATTGATTAACCGCATTTGCATAATCAGTGGCGTTATTTGTTTCTACCGTACCTGCACTTCCTGCAACAAAATCTACATTAGGGTTTGTAATATCACCTTCTAACAAAGGTGTTCTCGGTATATTATGTGAATTTTCATATGCCGCCGTTCCTTCGGCATCTGCCGAGAATATACTTCCGTTTCCGTTGGCGTAAAAATCAGGCTCAAATTTCGGTTTAGTTGTGCCTATTAACAGTGGCATATTCTTTGCGTCATTTACAATCTTCTCGCCTAAAGTACCCTTTGTTGTGCCAAGCATTAACGGTGTCTGCTGTACCTGTCTGTCAAGAAGTCCTTTCCTTAAATCCCCTCTCAACTCGTCATAATGTTTGTTATACTCGTCAGCAAACCCTTCCGCATACGCCTTGTTTCCTCTGCTTGCACCGTATGCACCTATACCGCCTCTTATACCGCCCATTCCTGCACCCATAATAAAGCCTGTACCTGCTTCTCTTGCAAGACTGCCCGGTGTTATTCCTGTTTGTTCGCCAAGTAAGGCATTAGCCGCACCCTGTCCTAAAGTATTGGCTACTCCAAAAGCACTGCCATGTACACCTTCTTTTGCGGCATTGCTTAATACGGTTTTTGCAAGCTCGCTGTTTAATCCTTTCAGTCCGCTTATATATCCGCTGTTTCCGCTTCTTATTAAATCCTCTCCGGCTAAAATACTGTTGCGGTATGTAGGCAGTGCTTTTGGTGCTAAAGCTCCTACCTTGCCTAATGCTTTAGGTACTGCATAGTTTACAGCCGCCGATACACCGCCGCTTAATAATCCTGCTTTTACTGCGTCATCTACTGTACCGCCTTTTAATGCGACTTGTCTTGCCTTGTCACCCATTGCACCTAAGCCCATAGCCGCCGCACCGCCTACGGCTCCTGTTGCCCCTAAAAGTGCTATATCGGCTCCCATGTCACCTGCACCCATTAAAAAGTTCACCGCCGTACGTTTACCACCTGTTAATCCATCTAATGCCGCATTACGGGCCGTCTTATAATCATCAGCGGATTTTGTGGCTTTTAATATATCCTGTCTGCTCTTTATCTTTTCTTTGGCAAGTGCATTGTTATAGTTAAGCTGTGCCAATTTGTACTCAGGCATTGCGGCTGCTCTTACTCCGTACTTAGAACTTAATGCTGACATCTGGCGTTTGTACCTGTCGCTTTCGTTTCCGCCTAATAATGATGTTGCTTTTGATTTTACCCCTATAGCTGCCGTTTTTATTGCCGCTTCTTTACTGCCTAACTGTTTTGCCAATATACTTGCACCTGCATTATCGGCTCGTCTGAGTACATTTTTTATTTTTGGCAGTGTTCCCGGTGTAGTATCATACTTATCGGGCTGAACGCTCTCCCTTGTATAGTCCGTCATTTCGGGCATACTTAAAAGGCTTTTCTTTACCCTGTCAGCCGCCGTTGTTTTTATCTGGGCTTTCTGCTGTGCCTTCTGCTGTTGCTGTGCCTTTGCCTGTGCCTGTTTATGTACCTGTTCAGCTTTAGCCATAGCCGCCTTGTTTTCGGCGGCTTTCTGCTGATTTACTGTATAATTCTTTGTCCCTACCTGACTCATTTTGTAGGTCTTGCCAGTGGTGGTGGTTACTGTCTTTTCCTCATCTTTGTTCCAAAGTTTATGTCTTGCCATTTAATCACTTCCTTTGACGATACCATGCATCGGCTTGAACTCTTGTAAATTTGCCTTGCTTAACCATTTGGTCTACATAATGATTAAATCCATTTTCTGTTTCAAATGCCTTATCTGCTTTGTCAAGCATTTCATTAACCGTTTTCTGAGGTGTATTATTTCCTGTTCCTACGCTTACAAGATTTTTAGGCATACCGCTATATGGTTGTGGTCCAGCCGTTTTTGTCGGTGGTGTATAACCATCATCATTATCTCCCGAAGTATTATCACTGCGGCTCCTTGAGCCGCTTACTTTGGGAGACAGTAAACTGTTTATCTGTGCCTGTTTATACTGGTTGTCAAGGGTTGCTCCCAACAGATTAGCCTGATACATTTTTTCAAGGTTTGTTGTGTTGTAACCTAAAGCCTTTAGCTTGCTGAAATCTCCGTTTTCTGCCGCTTTATATGCGTTGTCAAGTGTATCCTGTTCTTTCTGGTATGCAAAGCTGTCCTGCTGATACTGCATCTGCTGTGCAAACTCATATGCCTGTTCTGCCGCTGTTCTGTTGGCGTTGTACTGGTCAAGATATGCCTGTGCCTTCTGTAATGCAAAGTTACGGTCCTCAACCGTTGCCGACCTCTTAGCCTGTGCAACCCACTGATTGTAGCTGTTCTGTGCTTCTGCCGCACTCTGTAAGTATCCAATCATGTTCTGCTGTACTGTTGAAAGTGTCTGCTGGAAGTTATTAGCTGTTTCCGCATATGTACTCTGGTAATCGTTATACAGGTCTCTTAACGCTTTCTGGTTGTCACTTGCGGCGGCATTTGCGTTTGTTGCATAATTGTTTGCAATGTTGCTTATAAGCGTTTGTCCTAAACCGCCCTTTGCTCCGCTTGACGCAAGACTTAATTTTGCGTTGTTCTGATTAGCAAGGAAGTTAAGATAGTTCGCTCTTGCCTGTGCTTCGTAAGCGTCGTTCTGGTCACCTACAGCGGCGTTATACTTGCTTTTCAGTGTGTCTAAATAATCCTGCTGTGTATCCTGAATATTGCCTATAAGGTCATCGTAAAGATTTTGTATATCCTTCTGTGTTAATCCCTCATATTCGGGTATTTCCAATTCTGTCGGCTTATAATACTGCTGATATAATGCATCAAGTGTAGGTGATGTTCCTACTGCCGCCGTAGGCGTATATGCTGTCATCGGTGTGCTTGTTACGCCTGTATTTGTGTTTATGGCAGCATTGCCTACATACTTATAAGGGTTATTGCCTGTGTATCCTGCCTCTGCCGCTTTATAACTTGCCACTATATCAGGAAGGCTCGGCGGTCCGCTTGCCCCCGGCAGCCGCTCACCGTTTGGATTTGTTTCAAGCTCTGCTGTATTTTTTGGCTTTAAATATCCTGCGTCTATCTGATTTAAATAATCTACCAGTTCACTGTTTGTCGAACCTTTCAGATAGTCCTTATCTGCTGTTCCTAAACCGTTGTAATAGTTATACAGGTCGCTCAATGCCTTCTGACTGGACATATTGTTTTCATTTGCAGTTGCCATTTCGTTTGATAAAGCGTTAGCATAGCTTGTTCCGCTTGGTTTTAAAGAAGAATATATTGCCGTAGAACCCATTTTGTTTCCGTTTTTGTCTGCCGACTCTGCCGAGTTATAACGGCTGTCACCGGCTGAACCTTTTCCGTATGTAACCGCACTGCTTAGCTTTGCCCCTTGGCTTAACGTGCCATTTGCGACAGCTTCTTTGAGTGCGTCCTCATACCTTGTTGCATTACTGTAAGTGGTCTTGTTCACGCCGTTATCGTTCCATGTGTAAGCAGTTTCGCGGTTTGTATAGCCGTTTCCACGATTATAATTAGTACCACTCGAAGAACCACCGCCCGATGAGCTTGATATTGTCACACCGTTTTTTGATGTTGTCCCCGAAGAACCTTTACTTGAGCTTGAAGAACTTGACGAAGAACTCGAAGAACCCTTCTTGCTTGAACCGGAAGAATAGTTGTATGCCTCCGAACCTTTTTGCCAGCCTGAACCGTCATTCCAATTTTTAGCCATTTCCCATACCTTCTTTCATAAAGAAAAAGTTTGAAATCTCAAATAAAATATCTGAAATCTCAAACTTTTTTCTATTATTTTATAAATCTTTCTATTAAACTTAAAATTTTTGTATAAATTTTTGCTTCAATTTCTATTCTTTTCTTTGTAAATGTACTCATTTCGGAAAAGAAGTCTATTGTTTTTGCATTTCTGATTTTTTCTTTCAATGCAATCACTCATTTCAATTTGTTTAAAACGGCTGTATTCCCTTTGTTTGTTATTGAGTATCCTACAGCATTTGCAATGTCTCTTATTGCTATGTAGTTTGTGCCGTTTTTAAGTATACGTCTTACTTTTATATTCTTGCCGTCAATCTCTATAGTTGCGTCCTCAACCACTTCTATCTCCTCCTTCCAAGTCTTTTGAAAGTTTTCGGGTGTACCGTACATTCTTTTAAGCCTTACTGTTGTACTGCCCCAGTCAGGCAACTGGAAGTGTGGCTTATCAACAGGGCTTTTCCAGTCACCGCCCCATTCAAGACCTATGCTTTTACCTATCTTGCCTACCTTTGCAAAAAATCCGTCATAATCGTTATATGCACCCTTGCCGTCATTACGGTAAACGTCAAATGCCGTTCCCCATTGGTGATGTGAACTGTATGAGTTGCCTTTTGCATTGGTTACTATTTTACCTGCCTTAGTTCTGCCCTGTGCGTAAAGTGCGTCCTGTTCCTTTGTTGTTCTGTAACACTCGCCTATGCCTATCATTAAGCCTTGCCCTTTGCAAGCCGAAACAAGTTTCTTACTTGCTTCTATCAGCCTTGGGTGGCACTTATTTATGTCTCTGCCCATTTAATCACTTCTTTCCCTTTAATGCTTCAATAGCTCCGCTGAGTCCGTCAAGCCCCGGTATACCCATAAGCCCCGCATTTTCCACTATGCTTAATGCTTCGTTGCATAAAAACGCTATTGTTATACCGTCTTTAACAACCATAGTCCCCGCCATTAAATCCAGTCTGTATCCCACAAGCACACACAACAACATCATTACTTTTTTGCAAATTCCTTTAAACCCCGCTCTGCTTTCAAGTGTACCACTGTCTGTCTTTTTACTCTTGTGGAAAACTCCTGCCACAATTAATCCCGTTATGTAATCTATTGCCATAAATATTACAAGGGTTGTAAGCCCTGTTGACCAACCGCCGAAAGCTGATGTTATAAAACTTCCTATAATTCCTATCGCCGTAATTAAAATATTCTTTATCATTTGTATCACCTCTTATTTAAATTCCATTAATCACCTTAAATAAAAATGGGACGGTATAAAACCGCCCCACAATTTTTAACTTACATACACTTTTTATAAAGCTCTGCCAACTCTGCTATAGGCTTAATATTTTCACCGTCCGCTGTAATTTTCATTACCTCAGGTGAGTATACAATAACACCTTCGCCTTCTGCATTAAGCGGATAACCGCCCTCTGCTTTTATCCCTGTTCCTACTACTTTACCAATTTCTTTGTACTTTTTAGCTGTTCCATATTCTTTTACAATATGCATAATACCGCTTTTACCAATGTACGCAAATTTCTTCATAACAAATTCCTCCTTGTAAATAAAAAATTGTAATAAAAAAAGACTTCGGCCGAAAGTCTTAAAAACATTTTTAGTATAAATCTATAAAAAATAGATTTATATATTTATATTTTTCTATAACTGTCATTTTGTTGATGTCAACAAAATTGTATGTGGTAAGTTCCTAAGTAAGTCCGGGTAAGTTCGGGTAAATTATCCTTCAAACTTACTACCTGTTATTTCTTCATACTGTTCCGCTGTAATTTTACCGCTTGCAACAAAAACACCTACATCTTCTGCCGAATAAATTCCTCTGTCATAAAATCTTTTTATTATCTTATACATTTTTATACCCCTTTCTGCTGTCCCAAAAGCAATTCCGCTAAAATTTCGTCATGTTCCTTCTGCTTTGCTATAATGCTTTCCTGATTTAAAAGCATTTCTGCCTGTATAAGCTCTGCGTCCGATATTTCCTCGGTTACTTCAATCTTTGGTATTTCTCTGGCTATAAAACTTTCTACCTCTGTGCCGTCAGCATTTAACTTAATATCGCAATATCCTTTAGTTTTTATAATATCTTCTACCATTGTATCCGGAACTGTTGCATATAAATTTTCATACGGATTGTTTGACCACGCCGTATTTTGCTGTATGTCATGCATACCATCATATGTAATTATTGAAATGACAGTAAAAGGGTGTTTTCTTTTTTCCGTCTCTTTGCTTTCCTGTTCCATGCCGCAACCTCCTTATTTACACTCGTAATTATATGTATATCCTGCCGCATTTAAAGTCTTGTTCGTTGTAGCTAATGTCATTGTCCCGTTAAAATACATTGCCTCTGTTGATGATAAATATGTTGATGTTCCGCCGTTTTCTGTAACAACCGCTCCGTTAGGCGTCACAATAGCTATTCCCAACTGACTATACACTACAATCACATTACCAAAGCCACTTGCATTAATTGCCCTGCTTTTTAAATTTCCATTGCCAGAATATGTTCCCATCGGTTTATTCTTATCCGTTAATACTCGTCTCCATGCTTTATTAGTTCCCATTCTCATTGCAAATTCCTCGGAAGAATGGTCGAATGCTATATATCCATTATAACCCGATGGATTTCCCACATTAAAGCAGATATGTGTTTTTCTTCCGGTATCTGCACCGTTATATTTGCTAAAAAAATCAGGAAAATTTTTTGTTCCTGAAGCCGGTGTTAATACTACGCCTGTTTTTGTCATTGTGTTTGCATCTGATTCCGTTATTTCACTGTCATTTGCTGTTGTTCTTCTTATGAATATATAATCTCCACCCAAATATCTTAGTGCCATATCTGCCGTACTTGCACCTGTTCCACCGTTTGCAACTGGAATTGTTTTTTTACCTTTGAATAAATCGGCATCAAGACCACTGCCCGAACCATCAACTGTTTTTAATTTTGCCAATATATCCGCAGCTGTGTAATCAGATTTCGGCAGTCCACCTAAATTTTCAAGTGCTTCGCTCGCTGTTCCTGCACCTGTTCCACCGTTTGCAATATCAAGCACATTGATTTTGTTTAATATTTTTTCTCTTGTCAGGCTGTTGTCTATACGCTTATCTGCATACTCATATATATCTAAACCTTTGTTTTGTTTGTCATACACTGCTTTAAGCATATCGCCACCGCCTGATGTGCTTATAAGGTCATCAACATATTTTTTGGTAGCAGGATTGTAATTTTCAACTGGCACAAATATTTCGGTATTGTCTTTTGAGAGTACATTGTCTTTTTCTGCTTTTTGGCTTATATCTATTTGCAAAGCCGATACTTTCCCTTTAATATCCGTTATATCTGTTTTATTTTGCGATATGTCTGTCTTATTCTTAGATATATCACTTTTATTTGTTGATATATCTGTCTCGGTTGTTGAAACACGTTTCTTTAATTCCGTTATATCTGTTTTATTTTGCGATATGTCTGTCTTATTCTTAGATATATCACTTTTATTTGTTGATATATCGGCAGTATTCTTAGTTATAGCCGTTGAATTTGTTGTATCCTTATTTTGCAATTCCGATACAGTTGTATCTATTTCACCCGCCATACGGTTTACAGCGGGAATAATAACATCAAGTGACAGCTCATCAAATGCTCTTTGTGCTTCTGATACGCTTAATCCCAAAGGATTATTTTTTACTCTTATACCTTTGTTTGCATAATCACTGTCTTTAATTTTTGTAATAGCCATTTTATCACTTCCTTAACCTTTAAAATTTCCACCCTGCGTGTATTCAAAAGCAACTTCGTATATCTCAAGGGGTTCGTTTTTCTCCTCGTTACGTATAGAAAACCTTGCCCTGTCTACCTTTTTCACTTTTATTTTACTTCCTAATGTACGTGGGGTTGTATCCGATGAAAAATTAATCTTTCCGAAATCAATATACGAAAAATCAAAATAGTTGCTTCTTGCACCTGTGTTAAACAGCTTTGTCCATGTTCCTCGGCTTAAAGCATATGCACTGAAACCACACGTTATAGCAGGTGCAATCTTTACGCTCATATATCGGAATGTCTTATTCTTAAAGAAGTTCTTTCCGTCTAAGTCCGGTATATCCCACCTTGCCGCAATAGCTTTGCCGTTATCATTATAATAGTCAACACTTTCTGCATCTGTATAAAAGCTGTATGTCTTGCCCTCTGTTGTTCCAAACGAAAGAATGTTGTTACTGCTCCAAACAGCACTTATGTTTTTTATTTCCCAATAATAACATTCATACTGAAATGTACTGTATGGTGTGTTCTTTTCATAGTTCTTTTGTAATGTATCAAGCAGATAAACCCTGTTGCTTGTAGCAATCACATAAAAGTCCTTCCACGCACATACATAAGCCTTGCTTAAATCTTCACTCTCAAGTGCTTTATTAATATAAAAACTCCTGTTTTGAGTGTATTTTTCGCCTGTTATATCGGCACTTGTTACGGCAAATATACCTCTCTTTGTGGCAAACAACGGTTCATTTATATATGCAAAAGTATGTTTGCCTATTGCACCTTCGCCCTGTACAGTGTTCATAATACGGTATAACGGCACTTTGTTTCCGTATTTATCCACTTCCACCGTATCATCTTTTGAACTGTACCGCATGAATATATTTCTGCCGTCCTCGGTGCTGTTTTTATGCGTAGCAAGATAGTTGTTTATGATTGAATACCCTATTATCTCACTGTCATCATTGCCTATTATACTGTCGCTATCGTCTCTGAAATAAGTACGCTCCTCATAGTCCGAATGAAAATCCCTGTTTGGCATATCGGGATTGCCGCTTAAAAACAATGTGTCCATACTGCCGTTTTGCCCAAACACAATGGATATTGAACACTTGTTTATTGTGTCGGCGTACTCCGCACGTTCGGCAGATGAAGCTTGTATCTCTATATTTGGCTGACCTGCCGCAGGTGGTTTCTCCGGTGCCGTTTTAAACTTAATTAAACCGTTTGTTTTATCTACCGTATACTTGCTTGTATCTACAGTATTCCAGTTTCCTTTTGCGTCCATTTGTTTTACAATAACCGCACTGTCTATATTCGCAACTGATAACTGATAGTCTGTGCTTGTACCATTGCCAAGAAAGGTCTCTTTCCATTTGGTTGACAAGAGATTAAATGCCTGTGGGTTACTTCCGCCACTGCCATCTGGGCTTTTGCCTACATATATAGTCGGTATAAATGCGTCATCTGTAGCTTTTTTTACTTTAACGGTATTTTTGCTTTCCTCCGCTATAAGAAAAGTCTTGCCGTCTACTATATATAACTTACCGTCTATCTGCCATGCCCGACCTCTTGCGTCATTCATATCACTGTAAACGGCAGTTTTATTGTAATACAGCTTTGTCCCTGCATGGACTAACTGTTTATCGTTTAATATATACACTCCGTTTATTGTGCCGCTGTACGTGCCTGTAAGGTGGTATCCGAGCCTTTTTCGTACTTTGCCCGGTACATCTCTTATCATATTAGGTGCTTCCGGTGAACGGCTTATGTTTACGTTGGACGGTGCCGATGTAAGGTCTACGCCTTTGAAGGTATCAATCATTATTATGTTTTTTGATACGGTAATACCGTTGGTATTGCCAAACCCTTGATAACTCATATGCTATACACCCTCTCAACTGCATATCCGCTGTAATCATTCTCATCTCCCAGAAGGTTATTTACCATGTTTGAAAACTTTCCTTCCAGATATGCGGATATGGCGTTTGTTTCATCACTTCCGGCTGTAGCTTCGATAGCAAGGCGTAATGGCACAAGCTGTTCGGCTTTCGGTCTTACTTCAAGTTCTGTTGTGTCCAATGCGTCAATTTCAACTTTTTTCGGGGAACGCCAGTATATAAATTCAACTGTTGTGCCTTCAATAAAATATGTATCGGGTATTAAATATACATCTGTGCTTTCACGTCTGAAATCAGGTATTTCTTCCGATGCCGTATCGTTATACACAATTACTCTGTTAAATCCCATGAAATCCTCAGGTAACTGTACTCTGTAGAAACCGCCCATCTTCTCACATTCTTCGGGCTTTACAACAAAACTTCCTCTTAATCGGAATATAGCCGCTATATATACAAGTACATTGTACATCATGTAGTCGAATTTATCTGTATAATCGGCTGTCAGCTCACTGCTTGCCGCCTGTCCGTTTAATGTAGCTTCATCAAGCCACCTTAAAGCAAGCTCTTTCGCCCTGCCTTTTGTTAAAGCCATATAACATCACCTCTTAGATGTAATCCGCTTCTTCGAGCTGTTTTTTTACTATTTCCGGCACTTCTATTTCAACGCCTTTTGGTATTGAATAAATATGTCCGTTTACGCCTACAGGCACAAGTGCATTGTCATTATCATTTTTCTTTTTAATTTTTATTTTTACTTTTTTACCTTCGCTGAGTGTCTTTCCCCATTCATCTGTCATTTTGTCCATCTGTGCATTTGTTAAATTCTTTGTAGTAGCTACTGCCATTATTTTTGCCTCCTTAATAAAAAAGAAGGGAAGAAATTAATCTTCCCTTCAAATGTAAAAATTATATTGTCGCACCGCTTTCAAGACGGATACCGCAAAGTTCATTTAATCTTGCTGTTGTAAAGAACGCCTTCCAGCCGACAGACGCTCTCTGGTCAAGTGGGTCGGCTGTACCTGCCGAGCCAAGTGGTTTTACAATCATTTCAGGCTTTGCCTTGCCGTCAAGGTCAGGCACTGCATAAAAGCCTTTGCCGAATATCATTGAACAATAAACGTCTGCCGAGCTTGCACCTTCACCCGATTTAATCGGCGCAAGTGTGCTTTCCACAAACTTAACACCTGCAAGTCTGCCGACTTCACCGGCTACGATAGCCTGTCCGCCGTTATACTTAGACACATCTTCCCAAAGTGGGTCATTCATAATGTCATAAGCAATATTAGGGTGGATAACTCCGATGTAGTATCCGTTTTCATACGGTTTTACGTTGTTTGCTCTCAGTGTTCTTACGCACTTTTTAATAAGTGTAGATGTAACTACATCTGTTGCACCTATTGCCGATGTAGCTGCACCCTTTGCATACATTACGTTTGTACCCTTTGTTACTACGTCGGATACACATTTGTCAATGCTTGCTCCTGCCTGTTCACCAAGTACCTCTGTCATTTCGGTTGCTACTTTATCGATGGCCGCAAGGTCAATTGCATCTGTTGTTGTAATGAAGTCACCAAGCTGTTTTAAAGTAGCTTCAACCTTAGATACGGAAATGCTTTTGCCTGCCGGTGTAACACCTTCTGTAAGGGCTGTTGTGTTTGGCTCAAGTGCATCAAAACGTCTGAAGTTTATTGTAAGACCTTCGTTTTTCGGAATAGTCTTTTTCTCACCGTAGTTATAAAATACAAGGTTTGGTTTGAGTCTTTCAAGCAAAACTCTTTCATAAAATGTTTTCTGTTCGTTTGTTAATGCTGCTAATGTGTTTACTGCCATATTATCACCTCAAATTTTAATTATTTGAGAATGACCTTTTCACCACGCATTACTCTTTTATACAAAGCGTCAAACTGTTCTTTTGACATATCTTTTACACTGACTTTCTGTTCGTAGCTTTCACCGCCAAGTCCGCCCGGTGAGGCTTTGGCTTTGTCGGATACGCTTTTTATAGTCTGTGCCGCTGTTGCTGTACTCTGCTGTGACATTATATCGGGAAGGCGTTTCATCATTACGGTGTTAAATACATCTGTAATTGATACATTCATTCCACGCTGTCTTGCAAGGTTCAGTACGCCTGTTATATCGTCTTTGTACTGTTTGTAATACGGACCGTAAAAAGGGTCATTCTGCAATCTGCTTTCTTCTTCTGCTTCTTTGTAAGCTCTTAACTGATTTTCCAAGCCGCTTATACGGCTTTCTGTTACTGGGTCTTTGCCCATTTCGGCGGCGTTCTGCATTGCCAAAAACTCATTGTACTGAGCCTGTGACTGTATCGGTTCGTTTGTGTAAGGGTTTACCCAACCCATATTACTTATGAACTCATCTACTTTACGTCCGCTTAAATCGTTTAACCTTCTGGAAAACTCCTGTGTTCGTGTTACAGACTGTTCTTCTTCGGGTTCTTCGCTTTCGGTATTAGCAGCCCCGTCCGGCGTATCAAGCGTTTCTTCCGTTGTCACTTCGTCTGTATCTGTAAACTGTTCTTCTTCCTGGGCGGTTTCGACAGCGGCGGCACTGTCCCCGATTACTTCTGTATTTTCTTCTACAGTTTCTTCGGCATTATCAGCCATATAATTTTCGTCCATGTTTTGAGTCTCCTTTTCTTATTTTTTTGTATTATAAAAGGACGGCTGTTTTAACCGTCCTTAAATACCTCTTTATTATATTGCTTTTAAAAACTTATTTATAAAATATACCTGCCCTTTGCCTGTTACCTTACTTGTCTTTGTTGTTATGTTACAGCCGTTACCGTCTAAATGAGTGCTTTCCTTTATTTCAAACAATCCCATTTCTACGCTTCGCTGTGTAGGCATATTCCAATCACTGCCTTTTCTTTTTATGAGATAGCCGTTATTTCTAAGCCAGTCGAATAATCTTTTCTGACCTATCTCTATTCCGTTTTGTCTTAACAGCTTTGCCATATCACCTATAAGTATTGATGTCTTGCTGGAACTGACGGCATCGGCAAACACCGCTTTTGGTTTCAGTTCTGTTATTGTGTCATTCTGTGCCTGTATAACTTTGTCCCTCTCGGCTATTTTCCTCTGTGCTACTAATATAGCATTTGCAAGAAGCTCATCATCTGTCATATGTTCCTGTCCTGCAATATAACCGCCCGTCTTTCTTATGGAAGGAAGGACTTCATCAAATACCCACTTCTCGAATTTCTCCGCCTGTGGCAACTTTGACCGAGCTATTAATCTGTATACATCACCTTCGGGAATAAAGTTTACTTCCTGCATTTTGCCGCTTATAGGGGTACTGTGTTTCACCGTAGCCCTGCAATGTGCTGATATTGCGTCATTTGGTCTTGAATATCCTAATGCCTTTGCTATATCAGTAGCCATAAAATACGGCTTGCCCTCAATCTCTGCTGTTCTTATTTCACCAAATTCTGTATTGTTAAAAACCTGTATTTTGTTCAAATGCGGTCTCTCCTTTCGAGATATTTATATACGATAGTGTATAACTGTTTGATAAATCTTTCGTCCTCTTTGCCTAATTTACTGATAAATGACATTAATACATATTCCATACAATTAACCTCTTTTCTTTCTTGCTCTCTCACTTCGTATGCCTTCTATTCTGCCGTACTCCATTACGTAGCAAAGCATACTTATAAACTCAAATTTGTTGTTTACCGTATCGGCATTAAGACCGTACTCTTTCGCTATGTTGTATGCCTTTGACATTCGGTCTAATTGTATGTGCTTATTTACTATCTCTGTCATTGCTTTTTTCATATAAAAAACCTCCGTTTGCAATTTGTGTTTGCCAAACAGAGGTACGCAGTGCTATAATATTTACGTACCTTGTTTGGTGCTGGAGTAGTCATATCGCTTTGGTCGGTGGAATGGCTACTCTTTTTTTAGTTTTCTTTAAGTTTCCTAACTGCTCTCCTAACTCCCTCCGGTCTTGATATATTTTCCTCTTTGCAATATTCATCAAGAATAGTAAGAGTATTCTCATCAAACCTTATGCTGAATTGAGTTTGTTTTGGATTGTCTGTAGGTCTACCCATTTTTTTCTTATCGGGCATCTTCTCACCTCACTTTTGAAACCCATAACTATATTATACATTTCGGGTTTCAAAAGTCAAGGATTTTTATAAAATTTATTTTGGATTTTTTACTTCTCCGATTTCTTTTTCATAGTTACTGCATTTACGGTTAATACAGTAGTAGTGCAATACTCTGTAGTCCTTGCCGTTTTCCGTTACGTTTTCGGCTTTTCTTATTACCGCCATTTTACTGCATATTGGACATTTCATTGTTCGGCATACCTCCCTGTGGCATCTGCTGTGCCTGTTGTACCTGTTGTTCCTGCATCTGCTGTGCTTGAATAGCCCTCATCTGCTTTAATGTTGCCTTAAACGGCATTACATTGTCAGGCGAAAGCTCTATGTACTGGTCTACACTGATGTCACCTTTATCATACATCTTATCAAGGGTTGTCTGTCCCAGTGACTCACTGTATATACTGCCGGCTCCGACATCTACTTTAAGCGAAAAATCAATATTGGCATATGCCGTTCCTGTAAATCCGCTTACTGTCTGCTGACCGTCAAAACGGTTTATTACCATTAATCTTTCACTGTCATAGTATGTTTTAAAGAACTCCTCCCAGATATAGCCTATATCCTTTATTGTTCTGTAAAACCTCTTTTGTATATTATCAATAGGGAGTTTAGCTTGGTTCTGCAATGCTATAATGGCACTTGCCGCCATGTTTGCACCTAATGTTTCACCTGTGCTTACTTCCGTCACACCGCTTGTTGTACGGCTTAAATCCATTATCTTATCAACCAGATTAATAGCACCGTAGTTAAATGTAGCACTGTTAAGGTATTTAATGCCGTCACCGCTTGTATAATGGTCTACAAGGACTTCTCCGGGGCGGTTTGTTATCTTCTGCTGTAATGCACCGGGCTTTACTATTACTTTTGGCCAGCCTGTATCCTGTGTTGACAGTGCCATCATGGCTATTGTGAAGTTTATTACCTTTTGGTTCGGTATTATGCCTTCAACTTCACCACGACCGAAAATACATTTCTTTCGGCCCTGCCAGCGGAATAAAGCTATAGGATACCGTTTTATTACGTGCTGTGTATCCTTCATCATTTCTTCCGGTATATTATCGGATAACTTTTCACCTGCTTCGTATCCCGGTGTTAAGCACTGGTCTTTCTGTACAGTTACATTTCTTGTGCTTTTACTGAAATACACAATACCGTCTTTTCGGTAATACTTAGTAAGTAATGTAAGCTTACGGCTTCCGTCCTGTTCCTTAGTAGCTGTGTCATATCCTTCCGCTGATGTATCTTTATCGGGTGTTATAAGCTGTAATACCTCATCAGACACACCGTTTGCCTTTGCAATATTCTTTACATATGCCACCGGGACTCTCTGGGATATGATTATCCATTCCTGTTTCTGCACATCTTCTTCCTGTGGGTTTGCCACAAAAAAATTAAGAGGGTCAATAGTTTCTCCTCTTAACGAACCGCTGTATGGTCTTATCTCTCCGCCTGATACGGAACTATCCCAAAAATAATGGAATATCCCCGTGCCGTTTGTGGCGGCGTCCTCTACAGCATCATCATTCAGTTTATCTTGGTCTAACTCATGCCAAACAGCGTCGGCATAGTTTGTAAACTTTTCAGCACCTTCTACAGCCTTTGCACGTATCTCTACGGCTAAAGGGTTTTCTTCATCTGTGTTGTCACCTGTTTCATTGGAACGGTATATCATCTTAATATTATTATTCAGTACACTTGACTTTTTATTGCTTACAAACATACTGATTATATTAAATACAGGTCTTGGCAGTGATTTTGTGTTTGCCGTAGGTTCTGGCCACTGGTCGCCGCACTTAAACCGTTCGTATTTCGGGAAATCAGATGAAAACTGCATTTGACGCTGAAAGTTCAAGCCCTCATTATACTGTTTCCATATATCGGTTTCGCTTTCTCTGCCGACATAGTCTATCTGTTTCTTTTCTTCTTCCATTATACGCCGCCTTCCTTAGGACCGTAGCTTTCGCCCTCTGTCCATTCGTCAAATACCTTCTGCGACATACCCAGACATTCTGCTAAATATTTATCGACTTCTTCTTTATTGTCGATATTAATCTTTTTTGGCGGTTCTATCGGTGCTACATTCATACTGCCGTTGCAATGGTTGCACTCAGGCATAAACGGTGAATACACCTTACCGCACTTGGGACATACCCAACCTGTTAAACTTTCCATATTTACCACTCCATATAAAGTCCGTTTTCGTTTTCCTCTGTATCTGTTCTAAGCTCCCACGGCAGCTGAAATCTTTCATTTGTTATTACTACTTCCGGTGCGGGGCAACCTGCCACAAAATATCGCAATGCGTCCGGTGCATGGGTTAATTCATGCGGGTTTTTTGCCACATCGTTAGGATTTTTGTCGTCATACTGCACAAGCGGCAAGCAACGTATAAGGTTACTGCAATTTCTGAATATCTTTATTGCCGATGACTTCTTTCCGTACTCATCAATACCGACTCTAAGCCATTCCTTTAATGCATACCAGCCCTGTACTCTGTCATTTCTTGCCTTTGCAAGGTAAATGCCATGTTCACCGAATATATCAGCTACGCTTTTACCTGTATCCTGTCGCCTGTTCCACATATCGGGCGGTGCTATATACTGATATATTTTATCACCGCCTTGCATAGCTTTTATTTCTTCTATAGCACGTGTTATTATCAGTCCGGGCTTATATATTTCTTTATATACAAACGCCCTTCCGGCTTCATCTACAGCTATAAAGTATCCTGCCAGCATATCAAGACCGTAATCCATTACGAAATATCTACGCCAGTTCTCCGGTATCTGGAAACTGTCACAAGTATGTACTTCTCTGTCAAACTCTGGGAAATAAGCACCCTCAAAAACGTCCCAACTGCCTTCAAGCATGGCTTTTCGTCTGTCAGGCGGTAAGTTTTCAAGTGTTCTTACATAGTCGGGTGAGTTTTCAAGCAGTGTAGGATTGTCATATACTGTTGACTTGATAAATCTGTAGTCCTCGGCTTTTTCGCTGTTCTTATACTGTCTGTCAATAAACAGTCGCTTAACCCACGCATGACCCACTCCACCCGGGTTGCAAGTAAGGTATATTCTCGGTTTAAACTTCTCATTCATCATGCCCGAAGAACGGCTTATTTCAGTAAGTGTCTGATACTGAAATTCCGTAAACTGCGTTGCTTCTTCCATAAAAATAACATCATATGCCTGACCTTGATACTGTAATACGTCACTTTCGCTTTTACAGTATCCCAAGACTATTCTTGACCCATTAGGGAAGGTAAAGTCATGTGATGTTTCTTTATAGATTGCTATACCTCTTAACATCTTCTGTAGCGGTATTATGTGGTTTTCTCTTAATTCGGGGAAGGTTCTTCTTAAAAGCAATATCTGTATGCCTTCATATCTTAGGCACAACAGGCTTGCTTTTACCCTTGCCGCCCAGCTTTTGCCGCCGCCTCTTGCTCCGCCGTATGCTACTCTTATTTCTTTTGCTTTGAAGAACTCTAACTGTTTCTCATGTGGTTTTGGTATTACTAAATCCGTTATAACCACCTCACTTTACTATGATAAAGCGATTTATTTTTTGAAAATTTTATGAACGGGGTGCTATTAGGTACCATGGCCCCACTCCCTCCCCCTTACCCTTCGACATTGACATCTCGGTTTCGGTTCGTCTGCTGTATTATATATCTTTATTCTGTGATATAGATATACACATATTGTTATATATTTACTACTATATATACTATGATATGTATACCACAATATATATTAGTAACAATATAGTAACAGCGTTTCAATGGTATTACAATATATAGTATCTATTATGTATCATTACATACTATATATTGTATATTTATAATGTAGTAATTTAAGTATACATTAACTACTCGCTTAATTCCTTTATTGAGTCGGGCAATGTAATATTTATAGTGGTATCCTGTTTGGCTGTCTCGTTGTAAATATCGTCTATTCTGTTCAATGTGTCAACTGCCTTTATTCGGTCGCTGTTCTTTGCGTTGTCGTCTAATGCTATCTTAGCCAGTAGCCTTTTACGCTCTGAGAGTTCGAGCGTATCTATTTGCTGTAATTCCGCTAATTTCTCTTTGTACAGCGTTTTAATCTTTTCCTTTTTTAGCATACGAGATGCCGACGATGCCGCAGCCTTTTCACTACATTTGTATACCTCTTGATATGCTTTTGTTTGGTTTCCGCCCTTTAATAAGTTTAATATAAATTTTTCTTCTTTAGTTCGCACGCTCTCACCTCCTGACCTTTTAAAAATAAAAAAAGGCAACTAATTAAATAGCTGCCTTAAAGTTTAAATTATGATTTATTCTTTCGTCATTGTTGAGATTTAAAAAATCTCTCAACAATGACGAAAGAGTTTTTTTATCTCTATATATAGTATAACTTACCTGTCAAGTTTTGACGAAGTTTTTAGAGCCTAAACTCTTTAAAAATGTAGTGTTTTCAATGCTTCCAGCGTCTAAAAT